CATATGTCGAACCATAGTTAGTTACTAAAGTAGGAATTTGATCAATCTCATACATAATATAAGTATAATTAGCACTAGAGTTTAAAACATCAAGCTCTATATCAAACATAGTATAATAATCAATTCCATCTTCTGTTATAATAGTTTGTCTTGGTATAAATGTTGAATAATAAGTTTCATGCAAATCTCTAGTGGGAACTAAATCTGCTCCAAATAAAATAGTTGAAAATAAAGTAATTTCATTAATTTTTAAGTCAGACCTCTTTAAAACGGGTAATGAGTTTTGTCCAATTGGGGAATTGTCAATGATAACATTTGCATTTACAAAATCATTGGCAGTAACAATTCTTTCCAATGCTGTAAGATTAGTAATAGCATTTTTTCTAACTTCTTCTAATGACTCTTCATCCGCTCCACCATATGCAGGAGAAGCATTTGTTATAGAATATTCTACAATTTCGGTTATACCTGCATTTGTTGTATTGTAAATTCTATCACCTCTTTTAATAGAACCAGAAATAACATTACCATCAATTCCATCGGTAAGAAGCAAATTTACTTTAACAGTTGAACCAGCTTCTGGCTGATAACCAATTAATCCATTTCCAAATTGTAAATTTAAACCACTATCTGTACGTCTTGAAACATATCCTTTTGTAGTATCATCCATTAAAAATAAACTAGCCACTTCTGTATATTGCTCGTACGAAGATGAATTAGGGGGACGAACAGTAACTTCTTGCTCTGAAATTTGTCCGTCAAATGCAACATCAATTGATACAAACTGATATTGTTGTAAATCTTCTGAAATTTGAAATTCTTGTTCTGATACAGAGTATTGTCTGAATGGTAATATAAATGAAAATGAGTTATTTGCATATGTAATTGGTAAATTATAAGTTCTATTTCCTTCTCTAACCAAAACTGAAACTTGAGAGTTGCCCGTTACTGTGATAGTTGTATCATAATAAGTTGAAAATTTAATACCACCATCTCCAGTAACTTTATACCCATCTGGAATATTAAATACTGCAACAGGATCCGAAAAACCAAGCGGCATTGTATATAATATATTTACCTCAGCTGCTGTTGCATCTTTTGGATTATAACCTAAAAATGCTGCTAAGTTATATATTGACTCAGGTAATTGTGCTTTTGTTAAAAAGAATTCTCTATAAGATGATATCTGATAAAACATTAAATTACTTGACATACTTGAAAGGATTTCAACAATGAACGACAGGAATGATGATTTCGTTAGATCCACATTTTCTAGTTCTAGATATTGTTTCAATAGTGATATAATTTGATTTCTGATTTGATCGCGTGATTTGTATATTTGACTTGATATTGTATTGTCTGCCATTTTTATTCCCCGCTTAGCATGGAGCTACGTTATTGTTAGCAAAATAATAACCGCTTCTTTTATCATATAAACGATTTACAGCAATAGATTTTAAATCTTCATTCTTTGATAAAAGTCGAGACATATATTGTGCATCGAGAATTGTATGAATCTTTTTATCATATTCAAAAAATGTATATGTATTAGATACCTGTGCATCTAACTGACTTTCGGTTATACTTTGTTCTGTTTTAACTTTCATTTTCCAAAATAATCTATCTTCGTTTACAGATTTTTCAACACCTCCAACATTAAATATTGGGTATATATTATTAGTCGGTCGTAGATAATCTTGTTCCATCTTTAGTTTATCATTAGGCAATGGAGTAAACCCATATGAACTTGGTATTACAAATGTTGTTTCATTATCTTTAACATATCCTGTTTCTTGACCATCAAATGATGTATTAATATCTTCAATATAATAGACTGGTAACAATAAAATTTTATTCCATTTGATGCCAGAGAACTCGCCCACCCTATCATAAGATCCAGCAAATAAATTTTCATCTTCCCAAACTGTTTCTTGTGTATCAATATGATAAAATGTCGTAAGAAAAGCAACTATATCTTTACTATAAAAATCGTAAACTAAATTTTGATACTCGTGTATGTAGTCGTAAATACGTTCGAATTTTTGGGTGCTCATGGTGTTGGAGATCCTCCTCCAGTTCCCTGTTGTGTAAGAACTGTAGTATCATCAAATGAAACTGATAATTCTCCCCTTTCTCCATCATACTCAATTACAATATTAATTTGATAACCTTTCCTATTGGGTTTTGCTATAACATCTACACTTAAAATTGTTGCTCGGTCATCATATAAAAGTAATCTAGAACTAATTTCATTTCTGATTCTTTCAATAGTTGTCTCATCAGCTGGTTCAAATACAAGTTTATAAAGTTCACTTCCATATTCTGGATCAAATAAATATGTACCGCGTGGTGTTAATAGTATATTATTCCATGACGAGATAATTACATTTATATCTTTTATTCTTTTAAAATCTCCAGTTGCAGGAATTTTCGGAAGATAATCATATATTTTAGAATCTGATCCGATTACTTGTTTATTAAATCTATCTAATAAATTAGCCATTATTTATATTCCTATCTAGTAACCTCCTCAAGCATCATTTTTCGCCTCTCTTCTTCAAGATCGGTTTTCCATTTTAAATAATTAAAAAATCTTTTAACAGGCATAGAAGCAACTTCAACATATGATTGTTTACTCATTTCCATACATGAAAATATATTTTTTTCAAGGGAATCCCGATAACTATTTATTGAATCAGTAGACGTGCACCATACGAAAAAAGTTTGATACGAGGTCAATATCAATTTCTTCTTGGTTTCCACAATGTATGCATGAACTTAACATTACTAGGGAAATACCATATTGACCAAATTCTTCTTTATATTGTTTGTAAATTGCTCTTTTATCTCTAGAAGGAAGACTCTTATAAGCATCCATAACATCATCACGCTCTGAATATACAACACTTCCAGATTCTGATTCTTGTTTGAATCTACTTATTATTAATGTTTCAGTCAAGATATCCATATTAACACCAGGCGCAACACCTAGTGTTTTAAGAGCATACATTTCATCATATAGTGTTGGTTGTTTAATATATGCAGTAACACCTTTAGATATTGGTAAAGGTACAGGCACTTCTTTTTTCAATACATCATCACCAGGATATGCATTGAAATTAAATGTTGACGATGCCTTAACCGTTACCGGGTATTCTTTATTGCAAGAACCACATCTTACATCATAGTTTCGTATTTCTTCGTATGTGATATGGTATAACCCATATAGAATTGCGTCTCTATCTTTTAATGTGGTATTCTTTAGGAATGTATCATAATCTGGAATTGTTTCTGGTCTTACTGTAATTGCATCAAATAAACACTTATTTAAGTGCTCATTTATTTTAATTGGTGATAACAAACTTCCTTTTAGTTTTTCTTCTTCCTGAACATTTAAAGATCTCAAATGATACCCCAATTTTGTTTGAGGTGTGAGAACTTCATACTCCGGATACTTTATATCAAATCCTTTAAACATGTTATTAAATCTCCTTTCTATTCACGTTTTAATTTGCTTATACGCATATAGTATTTGCTAAATTCCCAGTTGAGCATTCATCTTTATGTCCGTATTTATAATGACAATTTTTACAGACACTCCATGATAAATCTGGGTCTAATGCAAAAAATGGTTCTAACTTTTGTGGCCTTTCATGGTGAACATGTTCTGCTGGTTCACCACAATACTGACATTTATAATTATCTCTATCTAAAACAAACTCTCTAAAAATTTGATATTCTTCCTCAGTATAAGGTTGAGTGGTTTCTTTAAATGGATCTGATCTTAAATTAAATAATGGGCACTCGCCCTTACACTCATTTGAACAATAAAAGTAACTTCCATCATTACCATCTGGTTTTTCTAAACATCTGATTCTTTCAGAAAGTTGATTGCTCGTTGGAGTAAACCAACCATCTTGTTCTTTAGAGTTTGGGCATTTATGATTTTTACAATGAACTTGAATTTCTTTTTCACCTGGTTTGTCTGGATTATATCTCATTTCTTCAACTTTTGAAAACAATGAATATCTCTCAAAAATTGTATGTATCTTGAGTTTACTAGATTCACTCATCTTTCGTCTTGTTTCTTTTGAGTTAATTCTTTTTTTACCATACATCCCATTCTTTTTTCCCTTGCGTAACTCGCTTAACTTTTTTCTTGTTTCTTCTGATAGCTTTTTACCTTTCATACCAGAAGATTTTCCTTTGTGGGATTCACTCATTTTTTGTCTTGTTTCTTTACTCATAATTCTCTTTTTTCCATACATGGGGTTATTCTCACCCCTTCTGGATTCGCTCATCTGTTGTTTAGTTTCTTCAGAATGTTTCCATCCACCTTTCATAAAAAATCCTTTCTAAATTATTATGTGCCGGATTTTACAGTATTGCCATATTTTTCAACAACGTTTTTCTTGATTGAGTATACATCATCTGCATAACCTTGACACTTTTCCTTAGTCCACGACTCGTGCCAAATGTAATCCACATTAAATTCTATCTCTGCATCAAGTCTACCAACGGTTTCAACATCACTTGTAAACAAGTCTTGCGGATCTTTTGTTGGGAACACACCATCATAACATGCATAATACTCAACAGTTTTCGCATCTGGAGCTGTTGTCCAGTAATACATAATACCAGCATATGTATTTTTTGAGTATCCAGTTAGAGTTTCACCATCAACAAGATTAGAAGTACCTGTTCGATAATCTCTAATCATTTTAATCCAACCATGCATAATGTTTAAGATTGGAAGTCCATTAAATTCTAAGAATTTAACTGATACAGAATTTCCATAATCTACATTTGCTGGTACGGCCCATTTGACTCCACCCAATCCTGTAAACTCCACTTTATTTAAAGTTCCACCAGGAGGTGTAACTGATAAACAAGCACCAGCCAAAATATTTTGTATACTACCTATATCGGGTAGATCAACATAATCTTGTAGTGCTGCTGGAAGTTTAGCAAAATAGATAAAGTGATACCCTGTAACATACGGATCAGCTACACCTGCAATTGTACCACCGAAGTTACGTGTTACTCTGTTGTTTGCTACATTGACAAACGAATTTTTAATTGCCATTATTTCTATCCTCCAAATTAATGACTATATTTCATCCTTTTTTTTATTGAGTTATAAACCTCTTTCCAATTGCCATCTTTAATAGTGATTGCTTTATCATCAATATAAAAGTCAGCGGCTAGCTTATCGGCTGTCACTCGGTCGAAATATATCTCATGATCTTTTAACCAATTTTCTACATTTTGAATCTGTTTTTCGTGGTCGTCACCCATTTCAAGAGCATTACCTTTTGATGCTCGAGTAGTAAAGATTACAATTTCATAACCCTTACTTTTCAACCAGTTGATAACTTGTTTTGCTCCCTGAAATGGAACATCATATATCGAACCATCCTGGTAGCCATTTGAATATTTATGGATAGTACCATCGAGGTCAATCATTGCTCGTTTTTCCTCTAATGCTATCCAATTTTCATTTGGGTAGATAACTCTAATAACTTTTTTCTTTTTATTTTTCTTAGATGGAAATGAATCTACTGCAAAACCAATACCAGAAGCGGAGGATACTTCCTCATCTTGTAATTGTTCTAGGTATCTATTTAATAAATTCATATTACCCTTTTCCATACTGCCTAGTATTTATATTTTGTTCTAAAATTTTTGGCAGTTCGTTTAATTTTATAAAGAGACAACTATATATATTAATTACTAATCAAGGAAATTTCTAACTTTTTTTTAGAAAGGAGATATAATGTGAGTAAAAAAACAGGAGGTGGTATTGGGTTATTTGGAATTTTGTTTTGGTTATACATTATATACAATTTATTTTTTAGTAACGACGATGCTGATGATAAAAAAGCTGTGATTGTTGATAACTCATCTCCAGAAATTAGCGAGCAATTAAAAGAATCATTTGCAGATGTAAAAAAAGATATTATAAATTTTACGGTCGAAGCTAAGAAAGAATTTGATTCTTTAAAAGTCGAAATAGGAGAAGATCTAGAACGCAAAAAGAAAAAAGAAAAAGATGAAATTATTAACAGGACACAAGATAAGAAATCAGAACAAAAAGAAGATAAACTAAACTCACTGGATAATGAATCCGAACCTAAAACAAAAATGAAAAAGTTATAAAGGAGAATGTATGCCAGGACTATCTGTTGTTTTTCATAAGCATTTTATAAACGAAGAATATGAAATCTGGTTTAATAAAGAAACTGGACTTGAAATAATGAGAGGGATTCATGGGCATGATGATCCTTTCTCATTAATACTTCCATCATTACTTGATATTGGTATAATGGGTACATGTAAAAATAAATGCCCTTTTTGTTACCAAGGTCATGAAAATAAACCAAATATGAAATTGGAAGATTTCAAAACAATTATAGATCAAGTTAAACATCATGTCAATCAAGTTGCATTGGGAGGGAGAGGCGATCCAAACAAACATGAAAATTTCTATGAGATTCTTTCATATTGTCGAGAAAATAATGTTATGCCAAACTACACTACAAGCGGAATTGACTTGACAGATGAAGAAGTCGAAATATCTAAAATGTGTGGAGCTGTTGCTGTTAGTGAATATAAACAAGATTATACATATAAAGCAATACAGATGTTCATAGATGCAGGTGTTAAAACTAATATTCATTTAATATTTTCAAAAGATAGTTTTAATACATGTATTGATATAATTAATGGAATAGATGTATGGAAAAATAAAGTTGATATTGATAAATTAAATGCTGTTATATTTCTATTGTTTAAACCACAAGGAGCTGGAAAGAACATTATAGAACTTATTCCCACCAACCATCAATATAAAACATTTTCAGAGGGCATATTCAAACCAACTTGTAAATTTAAAGTTGGAATGGATAGTTGTCTAGTAAATCATACTTTACAATATAGCAAACCATCTAAACTTCAAAGAATGTCAATCGATACATGCGAAGGTGCTAGAATGTCAGCATATATAACACCTGATATGAAAATGATGCCTTGTAGTTTTTCGGATCATTCGATATCTACTCCAATTACAGATGCATCACCAATTACAAATATATGGAATGACTCATCTCCATTTAATGATTTTAGAAAAGTTCTTAAAAGAAACCAAATGGCATGCCCATTGGGATTATGAGGTTATTATGAAAATAAAGCATTTATCTATAATGGCAATAACAATGGTGAATACTTTAGTGAAATGGAGCATGGGAACATCTTCAACAAACTGCCATATGCTCAAATCAGCAGACATTAAAAGGAGGGTTAATTTAATGAGTTCTATTCCACCCCCACAAAGAAATGAAGATCATCCCGAAGAATATCGTGAACTTAGTACAAGAATTGATAATTATTTTACAGTTGAATTTGTTGCAATCCCTCCAGATTTTGATATATCAAACTATCTTTCCTTGAGAGAGCAGGTGGGAATATTTGGCGATTCTAAAAATGTCAATTTAAATCAAGTTAGAAAAATTGCCGATGGAGTCAAACATTCTCCAGTATTTTCAATTTTAAATAATGCTTTATTAAGTATTGAGTCATGTTTGTATTTTCTGTATGTTATTAATGAGCTTGGACTTGTTGTTAAATCTATTCCAAATCCTGTCAGAAAGTCAGCTTCAGATTATAAAGATTTTTTAACCTGGTATAATCAAGCTGATGGACACTATATGCACATTAATGGTCAGGATGTTAAAAGGATTAATATTGTTATCATTAATATATTCCCTTTGTTGACTCAAAATGTTATTGAAGAATCTATGAATATAGCAACAAAGATGCAAGAATATCAACAGGAAGTGGATTCTAATTTAAAAAGAGTTTCTTGCAAAGGATAATATTTCCGACGAAAAAAAGACCTGGAAGGATTACTACTCCAACCAGGTCTTTTTTTGTTCTAATTATTGAACAAAGAAGTTCAGTTCAATTTGTTCTACAGCTCTTGTTGGTTGTAAAATAATATTGACATGAAATTTCTTGGTTTTCTTTTCATATTCACTTGCACCAACTTCTACTGAATAACTATCTAAACCTCGTTTACTTTTGATTACTTCTAAGAACTCTGTTACTGATCCAGCTACCTGTCCCCAAGTAACAGCATCATTTTGTTCAAAGATAAAGAAACGACAGAATTGCTCAATTGCTCGTTTGCAATAAAGAACAAGTCTTGTAACATTTAGATCTTGTAGAGCGCTTGCTTTTGCTTGAGATGTAAGTTGACCCCAAACAACATATCCAGCTGCAAATTTTACAATTGGATTTAGTTGTTTTAGATATAACTGATCTCTCTGACCCAATGTTGAATTATATCTCAATTCTTTTATTGAGTCAATTGCTGCTCTCTGGAATCCAGCAGGTGCAAACCACAGTTCAGCTACATTATCATTTCTTGGAATTAGATATGACATGTGATAAACAGGTGAGAACCAAACATCTTCCCCTGTAAATGGATCAGATACTTTATTATAACATTCATATAGAGCAACATAGAATGTATTAAATGTATTAATATCTGTTCTTGTAGACAGTGCTGTATTTACAGTTGAGTTGTCTCCATTATCAAGAATACCAACACAGTCACGTCTTGTTTGACATAATGTGCTAATAGAAGTCTTGACGTCAGAAGGATAACCAGCATCATATACTAAAGTAAAATAGTTATTTTCTGGATCAAGAATTCTATCATCAATTAATCCAGTATAACCTTGTTCTAATAAAGTTTCAGCTTCAAGTGTATAAAGATTGCCCAAAGCATCAACTAATGAACCCTCAGATCCTTTTCTGAGAGGTTTAGGTTCAGATGAAGAAAATGGTGCAGCTAAGTTCGCATTTGATTCCTTGACCTCATAAGAGATAACAGAAGCGGCATCAAATGCAGCAGTATCACCATTCCAACCCTGTGTTGCTGTTGTTAAATTTCTATCTGAAAATACATTAATTTCAGAATTATCAGTTAAAGCATTAGCTGCTCCAATCCAACCCCATATTTGATTTCCTTTGGCATCTTTTGCAGAAATAACATATGCGGCATTTCCTGTTTCAGGATCTGTTTCCCAATCAGTGAAATCTTGCTTGTTATCATCAAGAGTCGCTGAACCAACTGTTTTATTAACAGTTACAGTACCTATATCTTTATCATATATTCTAGCAGCTAAATTATAACCCTCTGTATATTCACCATTTGCTCGAACCATCTCTGCTCTTAAAACAGATGAATATGTTTGAAGTATATATGTAATGAAAATTGAATCTCCAGCATTATCAACTGCATATGGATTAAATGAAATATCAAATGACTCAATAATTATATCATCTCCATCAGATTGTTTTTCATAAATATCAAGAACATAAACTCCTGTCAAAGTTGGGTTTGAATGTGCTGTTAAACGAACACCAAGCGAATTATAAAAACCACCTCTTCCAATTGGATATAAAAATGCAACTGGTTTAGTATCACCAGATACTTCTAAATTAGACTGTATTTCTGAATATGTATTAATACCCTCTATATATGTAATAGTAATGCTTGCAGTTGCATCTCCACCAGCGAGCTTGCTATCAATTCTTATATTGGAATATGTAGCATCGTCAGGTAGCAATCTTAACCAATATAAAGCACCTGATTCTCCTAAGTGGTTGTAAGCAATATAAGGTCCTTGTCCATAATTTTTACCATAGTCTCTTATATCGGGATCACCCCACTCACTAATAAAATCAGATCTAGAACCTACGAATATTAGTTCGTTATCTCTTCCTTTTTTAGAAAATCCACAAACAAAACCAATTGTTGATGGAACAGTTTGTATAAATGTAGATAAATCTATTATCTTTGTAAAAACTCCAGGCGAAACATTTGCCATTAGCGTATCCTCCCTATTATATTCTTATATAATATATATTTTCTGTAATATGTGACATATCCTTTATAATTTCTATTTTCTTAATAACTATTCTATTTATATCTTAGATACGCTTTCTAAAACACCTCTAATACTTTATAAAATAAATCCTTTAAAAATATAAATACCACACAAAAATTAATCGTCTTTCTGTTGTTTTGATTAATGATGGATATGTAACTCTAGCAAATAAAGTAAAATTAGAAGCAGGAATGTTACCATTTGCAGAAAATAACCCAGCTTCACTTAACTGTTTTCCATTCACATCCAAAACACCAATAGTTGTTGTAATTTTAGCAATTAAATATGCATCATCATTTAAATTATCAGGTTCGAATAGAACTTCATCAAATGATTTTTTATAAAAACCTGTTTCTGGATATACACCTCCAGCAGTATGATAGTCTCCATAAACAACAGATGTTGTATCATTTATCATTAATGGTGCATATAAGTCAGTATCGTTATTAATTGGCGGTGTGGGGTCAAGAGGATCAGCCGGTCTTACGCCTCCCTCTCCAACGCCAAACCATGAAATGAAATCATTATGTGTTGATGATACCAACGAATTATTTATATTCATTGCTCTTTGAACAAGCATCTCTCTTCCAACATAAACAACTAAATTACTTTTATGGATTAATTTTCTTTTTGAACCATCCTCACCTTCTTCAAATATATGTACACGTCCTTCTGGTCTTCTGTTTCCAATTGCCCTATTACCACTTCCAACAACTTGATCTTTCAGACAATTGTCTCCATAAAAATCTGTAGCTTCAATTTTAATGGTAGAAATCTTTTTATCCATAATAATTATACTTCCTTCTCTACAGTTATATTAAACGTAAACCCTTTATATTTTGTTCTAAAAAGATAGCAAGTTTAGTTTGTAGACTTACCTACATTTTGTTATTCTAAATATGTTCCACAGTTTGGACAATATTTAAAAGAGGAACTTGATTTTCTTCCACAAGAAGAACAAATTAACTTAGTTGCTATAGTTATTGGTTCATTAATTGCAACTCCAGATGATCCTTGAAATCCTTTCATTCTAATAATAATAACTTCAGATTTTTCCAAATCACCAATTGCTCCATAATTAAATGATTGATGACTCTCGCTACCTTTTACAGTAATACCCTCATCGTCAATTGGAGTTCCAATAGAATTTATTCCTAGCGAGTCATGTGTTATATTACTTTCAAAAATTGATCTAACTTGATCACCATTAGATTGCTCCAAACTTGATGATATATTATATGTAGAAATTGGTTCACTATCATAAGTAGACCCACCATATCGTATACTTGAATTCCCACTAAACCAATCATTATAGTTCCAATTAACTTTTGGATAATAGTAATAATCATGGTTGTGGTGATGATGGTGATGATGATGGTCTTCTAAAATAACTTTCGGTTTTGATTTTTCAAAAGCAAATTCAACACGAATCATTCCATCGTCAATTCTATCACCACGATGATCTTGAATTTCTTTTGTTTTTTGGATGAATTTAAATTTGTTTCTCACACGAGTTCCACTTAAGAAACCTTCTAGGTCAGTGCTTGAATTTGGACTTAAAATTAGCGAACTGTTGTCTAATATATTTTGACCATCAATATGTATATTTACAGCTGCTTTTCGTGAACTAAGATTTTTTAGATAAATAGAATACTCACATCCAAAAGGTAGGGATACTACATCATCCTTCACTCGAAGAATCTTTCCATTACATTTTACTTCTACGACGAACTGATCTTTATAAGTCATGATATTTTCTCCTTTTACAGGGTACAGACTAAACCCTCAATTTGCTTAAAGTCTGTTAGATTTATCATGTAGGTAAGTCTACATATATATGTTCTTATTAATTAAGCACATCTCTCTTTTAAATTTGATATAACTATATATATTAATTAACGTAAACAGTTGAACTGTATAATTTTAAAAAGGAGATTATAACATGGAATACGATTTTACAAAAACAACCCAAGTTTGTCAAAGGTGTAAGCAAGGTACTAATATAACCCAAATGAGTTTCTTTAATAACCAAATGTGTTGTAGTAGATGTATTGAAATAGAAAGAGCACACCCAGCATTTCAAGCTGCAAGAGATGCTGAATTACAAGCTATTAAAAATGGAGATTTTAACTTTCCTGGTGTGGGATTACCACATGATCTATTTCAATGGGCAAAGGAAGTTTATGTTTAATATTACTTTTAGTTTATTAACCACAACTAAGGAAGGAGGTGAAGTTATATGCCAAAACGAGATGGGACAGGGCCACCCAAAAAATCAGGTGGCCCCAGATCTGGACAAGGAGGCGGTAAAGGTCAATCTGGTACAGGCGTAGGTCCTAAAACTGGAGGAGGTAAAGGGACCTGCAAATAAATTGGGGTGCTATG